CAGAAATGGTAAGGCTGGACAATGCTGTACATCTTGTAAACGCAAAAGCACCAATGGAATCACACGCAACACGAGCAGTCTTCAGCTTTGCACAGCCGCTGAAAACATACTTTCCCCATGTTTTCACGCTGGCAGGCACAGTGACTTCTGCAATGGCAGTGTGCTGAAATGCAAACGACTGGATCGCAGTAACAGCCTGCGGAATCGTAACGGAAGTCAGACCAGCGGTATAGCCGATTGCAGCATCTTCCTGTGCAAAAGCAGAATCACCAATGCTGGTCAGTGTAGCCGGCAGAGATACCGTTTTCGCATTGGAACAATGATAGAACAGACGATCGCCCAAACCAGTAATACCATTACTGAGCACGATTTCCTTGATCTGGTCGTTTTGATCAAACACAGAATCATGAGAAGTATAGTCGTATGTTGCACCCGTTCCACGCAGCAGCAGTTTGCCGTTGTCGTAGAGAACATAGTAGATGTTTTCACCGCACTGTCCGGTCGCTAGGATTTCGCCTGCCGTCAAGTCATCTACCTTGGTCTGCAGTTCCGAAATCTGACTATTCATCGCATCCAGTCGCTTTTGCAGTTCGTCCAGTGTGGCATTCGTCTTTGCCATTTCGGCAAGCATCTCCGTCACTCTGCACTTGCCAAGAATACACTTGCAGTAACCGCATTTGCTCTCGTCTGCACGGCAGTCTGTCAGGTCAGAATCCAGAATAGCTGTCATTCCAGCACGCAGTCTTACAACTGCTAAAGTCAGATAAGTCGTCACATTGTTGTTGGTAAAGGCGGGAATGTTTGGACTGGTGGCTGCTGTACCTGTCAGAATACGAATCCCACAGGTACGAGTAGAACGATCACAATAGATCCCGATTGCTACATAACGATTCAAAGATTCATCTACATAGGAAGAAAGGTCGATGGTATGCAGGGTATCACTGATAAAATAGTGTCCATCGATCCACGCCTTGCCTGTACCGAATGTAACAGATAAACTTTTAACTGTTGGTGCAAAACACTGCCGGTAAGTATCCAGAATCCCATTGCAAATTAAACTGGACAAATATGCCGTGAAATCTTCTGCGGTATATACCCGGTCAAGATTTTTTGCATTAAAAAAGCCGTAGGAAAATGACATATGCTCACTCCATTTCTTTAAATGTCGGGGTCAGACTTCTGCCATTCTGGTCGAAACTCTCCACCATGCCAATCAGCTGGATTCGAGGTTGAATCAAGCCGAATCTTCTCTGTTCCACAGTCACATAGTCGCCCACAAAGTAATCCTTGTTGTACTGATACTGGGTCGAAAAAGCAGCGATAGCGGATTCCGATGCCGTTTTTGGCTGCACCAGATGCTCTGCACCGCTGCTTTTCAAAATTTCCAGATATTCCGCATCGGTCACATCTTCTTCCTGTGCCGTGTTTCGTTCGTCTACATACACCTCATAGCGGTCAAGATAAGTCGGCTCTGTACCGGAACAGAAGGTCGTACGTTTTCTGGCACTGCCCTCACCGCAGCCCAGCACATAGGCGAAGTTTTTCTGCACCGCATCGTCCGCCGCATAGGAAAAGGACAGCAGATTGTTGTACGCATCGGAGAATACAATGTGGGGATTTTCATCCTGCAACAAACTGCGGTCTGTTCCGGAAAACAGATTGCATTTCAGTTTATTTCCATCCAGCCGCACATTTGCTGAACCGCCGATGGTTTCACAAAGGCTGTACAGCCATTCCAGAATATTGTCATAGCTGACCTGCATGCGTGCGGTGTTCTGCCAGCAGTCACCGGAAACCGTTCCCATGGAAAAACCGGGCAGATTGCGGATTCCGGCAGAAATCACATTGCGGGACAGCACCTTGCGGACGATGTCCTCATAGCTGCCGTTTGCGGTGATGGTGGGATAGATGATTCTTCGTTCCAGCAGACAGGCAAGAAACCGTCCGGTGACTGTCAGATAATCGCCCTTTTCGGCATCGGTCTCCAATTGCAGAGATTCAATGATGCCGAAGTGCTGTGCATCATCGCTCCTTGCCACAATTCTGCCACGCTGAAAGATAGATACATTCTGCGGACTGGCAGCGATATACACCTCAAAACAGCCGCACTGGTAAAATTCAATGTCCCATAAGAGTGAAGAATAACTGTCGCAGATGGCTTCCAGTGACACAGAAATCTGATCTTTCAAAGCCATCAAGCTGTAAATTTCCAACTGCATTTCTCACACTCCCAGATAAGAATTGCGGTGCATCAAAGTTACACGCAGCTTTTTCACACCTCGAACTGCCTCGACCCGAAAGATATTTGTGCCTTCTTTCAAGGTCAGCCAAGTCGAACCGGAAACCAGCCGGTTCAGGATGTTGCTGTCTACGCCATTGCGTGTCAGCGTGACAGTTTTGTTTCCGGTTTTCGTGGTAACCGTAATGACATCACCGGTCAGAATATCACCTTTGATTTGCAGATACTCACCGTTTTCGTTGTAGATGGTCGGTGTCACTGCCACCACTTCCTGCGGAATGTCGCTGGGCAGTGCCTCGATTCGCAGCGTGAATCCAGTTTCATCGCCATCATTGGTAATGGAAAACAGGTTGCTGTTAGAGTACACACCCAAAGGAAACGGAGCATCGCTCTCCGGAAAGGGAAAGTGAAATGCTCCGATCACGCCACTGTAGTAGGCATAGAAAATATCCCGGCTGTACCAGTAAATGTCCGGACAGAGAATGGAGATCTGCCCGCTGATCTGCTGCTCGAAATGCTCCACTTCGCAGGTTTCTACATACCCTTCGGCATAGACATCGATGTTCACCGTCTTGTACCAGATCTTGATGTATCGGGACGGCTTGACCACACGATACAGCTGATGCCGCCGTTTCTCGATGCCAATGCCACGCATGGAAAAAGAAATGACTACGTTTCGCTTTTCGATGAAAGCGTTATTCAGGTAGCTGCCGTTCATGCCTGCATAGCTTGAAGTGCTGACTGTTCCGGCAGGCGGATTCAGACCTTCGATTTTGGAGGTCATGTATTGGTTGGCGGTGGTGGACAGATTCACTTGTTCGCCGGATTCGTTTTCAAGGATGAGGGTGAAATACATGGGATACCTCCTTGACTTTTTTTGGTGAGGTGTGATATAATAGATAAAAATGATAGGGGCATTAGCCCTGTAAATCGGAATTTGTGTGACGAATTATGATATTTAATTTAGAGACGAGGTTGTTAAAGATGAATATAAAACGTATGATTGAAGAAGATAACAGAATAGGCAACTTTATCAATGGAGAATTCTTATCCTATGCTGAACAGAATAATGTTGATTTGAATTATAATGAATTCTGTTTTATTGCGGAAAGCGATGATGGTGAGATAGTGGGTGTTATTACAGGTCGTGCATATTATAATGAGGTGCATATAGGTGATTTGATTATACATAAAGCTCACAGAAAATGTGGATATGGAAGTAAACTTGTTTCAGCAGTTGAGGAAACATTTCAAAATGCAGGATATGATAAAATTACACTCACGACATTTGGATTTCAAGCACCGGAATTCTATAAGAAACTTGGATATATCGTTGAATTCATTCGAGAAGATAAAAATCCTAAATTATGCAAGTATTTTTTGTCAAAGCGAATCATTCGATAAATTCCAGTTTACCACTCTACACATTCAACGCATTCCGTGTCAACCGATAAATCTCCAACCGTGACAATGCCTTCGGCGATTGATTGGTCTGATTCACTGTCTTTCGATTGTCCGTGTTGTAATAATTGTTCACCGTGCCGCCGGAACTGCCGCCGACTATCGCACCGGAGATACCATTCAAACTATAATTCAAATCAGAATTCATGGTCAGCTGCATGGCTTTCGCCACACCGCCCACGGCTTTCTCCACATACTTCTTGCTCTTGTCGATGCCCTTTGCCAGTCCTTTCATAAAGTCCGGCATCCAACTTTCGTAGTCTGTCAGCGGTCCTTTGTCCGGAACAGAGAAGTGCAGGAAATCCCGAATGGTATCGGCAACATTGGTGACGCAGTCTGCCAGCCAGCCAATGGCACTCTGAATGCCGTCAATGATTCCCTGAATGATATCCCGTCCCCAGTTCCAAGCATCGGAAGCCAATCCCTTGATATATCCCACAGCGGCATCAAACCCATTCTGAATGGTGGATTTGATGCCGCTGATTTTGTCGGAAACCGCAGAACGAATGTTGTCCCAGATGCTGGACACCGTAGAAGAAATGCTCTGCATCACGTTGGAAATGGTGCTCTTGATGCTGTTCCAGATGTTAGATACCACCAATTGGATGGCGTTCAGAACATTGGAAACCGCAGAAGAAATCTGATTCCAGATAGACGATACCACAGAAAAAATGGCATTCATCACACTGGAAATCGTACCGGAGATGCTGTTCCAGATGGAAGAAATCACATTCCAGATTGCTGACAAAACAGAAGAAATGAAACCTGATACCGCATTCCAGATGGTCGTTACCGTATCTTGAATGGTATCCAAAACCGTGGAGACCGTGGTAGAAATGGCGTTCCAGATGGTTTCAAAGGTCGTTCGGATGCCCTCTAAAATAGGTGTTAAAAACGACACAATTGCATTCCAAATGGCACTGATCTTCTCCGAGATCCAGTCCATCACTCTGCCCACAATGATCTGAATGGCTTCAAAAATCGTCTGAAACAGATAACCAAATGCTGTGATCAGCGGTTCTAAGGTGGTGTAAATGGCATTCCAAACGGTC